ATTTCGTTTGATGCTAACAAAGTCTCCTCTGTCATCACCTTTATTCTTTATAGCAAGACCATCTTTCTCTGCAAGAGCCTTGTTGTCTGCATCCAGATTACCTACATCAATACTCCATGTACCATCTGCATCAAATGTTGTGTTTGGACTTGTTATGCTTGCCCAATAAGCAGTTCCACTAATTACACTCATCTGTGTATTCTCCTTTTTTGGTTATTAAAATTATATTATAGCACATTTTGTGTACCATTGTCAATACTTTTTTTTAGTTTTATTCCTAAAATTGATTTTCTTCTACTTTCTGCTCTTTTTTCTTCTGTAAAATGTTCTCTATAATAATGTTGAGTATTATATTTTTGTGTGCAAAATTCTAAATTACTAACATCATTATTTAAACCATTATTATCTTTATGATTAACTATTATACATTCTCTTACAAAATTTTTTAATGTATCAGAAACATCTTCCCATTCTTCATCTGTCATATTTAAACCTTTTATATTACTTGGTTTTAATTCTATGTGATGTAATCCTACCAATCTATGCACATCAAAAGGAATTGATGTAACATTCTTATGTTTTCTGTAGTAGTCATGGTCTGTTTGTTCTTCCAATTCTTTAATATTAATATTTAATTTTGTCTGCATATATTGTTTATCAACACTTGTAGTCTTTCTTCCTTTATGATATGGATATGATTTATGTTCTCTCCAAGTTTCTTGTTGTTCTCTCTTGTATTGATTCGCATATTTTTTCCAATTAGTTCTTATGTTTCCTTTGTTACTTATTTCATAACCTCTAAAAAACATTGGCATTGTAATTTGTTTCCAAATCTCTTCAGTCATTAATATCTCCTATTGATTTCTTAATAATATCTACATTAAATAATTTCTGTATATTCATTAGATACATTTTCGAAGCTTTATTATCACCACCAGATACTTCTCTTTTGTTAGGTGTGTTCTTTATAATCTTCTTTAACATATCAGTTTTAAATACCAGTGTCCCATATATCTCCTCTCCTATGCAAAGATTATGAAACCAGTAATCTGATTCAGTGGATGCAATCCCACTAGGTTTACCATAGCTTTCAAATTCAATCGCTATGTTACCAGTATCTAACCACATACCTCTTTCAGACTTTACTTCTATCTTCTTATCTTGTAGCATGTCAGCAATAATTTTTTCTTTTACTTTACCATACTTCAAATCTAAATCAAACTTCTTTCTATCTTCTATCTTTGGTTCTAATGTGTCTCTGTCCATGTTACTCCTACTTTATAATCATTATCTAAAGGACATCTTAACTTCAATAAGTTTTCAGTTTCTTTTATCGCAATCTTTGTGATGCTACAAAACTCTCCCACATCTTTGTTTGCTACCTCAAACTGATACTCGTCATGAACAGATGCCACTAACTTAACATCAAGCTTTTTATTGTAAACTCTATGAGTCATACGTAGTAACCAATGTTTACAAATAATAGCACCGGCTCCTTGTAGAAGAGTATTTAATGCTGAGTGTGCACTTCTAACTTTTAAGTACCTTCCATCTATAGCTAATATTCTTCCTCTTCTACCAGCAGTTTCTACTTGCTCACGCAATCTTTTTAGAGAAGGTAGGTTAGACAAGAATCTTTTAATTAACATATTGCCTTGCTCCTTTCCAGCTCCTACTATCTTACCTATCTTTTCTGCACCAGCACCATAGAGAAAGGCATAAATAAATGTCTTGGCCTGGTCTCTATTCTTTATTCCTGCTAACTCCATATTCTTAGTGTGTATGTCTCCATTCAATATCTCATCTGTATAATTTGTATCATTAAGATAATGTGCAAGACAACGTAACTCTAAACCACTAGCATCAGTACCTACTAATTTATATTTTGTTGGGTCTGATACAGTCCATAAGTTTCTACACTCCTTTCCATATGGTGAATATGTGGCCGGAACTTGTGCCATGTTTGGTGAGTTATGTGCCATGCGACCAGTTATAGTTCGTAGTGTCATCACTCTTCCATGAACTTTATTATTCTCATCACATGCCTCAATCCAAGACTCCACCATTACTGCTCTCTTCTGCAGTAAAAAATACTTTGCAAATCTTTCTGCAATTAATTTTAACTCTGGTTCTTTGATTGTTTTTAAAACAGCTTCGTTAATTATAATATTTTCCTTATCAGTAAACTGTTTTGGTTTCCAACCTCTCTTTATTAATCTATCAGCTATCTGCTGACGAGAACCAATGTTAAATGGTATTTCTTTTGTCTTCGTCTTCATCTCCACAATGGTAGGTTCAAACTCTTCTAACGACCATTGTTCTAAGTCATAGATTTCTTTTACTAATTCATTATAAACAGCATGTGTTATTTCTACATCTTGTTTACAATACTTCAGCATATTGTAATCATACTTAGAAAAGTTTACATCTTCACCACCCTTTAACATGTTTAGTTTTTCACCCCATGCTCTTAGGCTATGTCCTTTCTCTCGTATAGGATTAAACAACTGAGATAAAATTAATGTATCAATAACATCACCTGGTAGTATGTTTGAATTAAGCAGTCTATTAAGAACCGGAACATCAAAAGATAATCCATTATGCATAATAAATTTATCTACTTGCTTTGCCCAGTTATTAAAACTGTACATAGTAGATGGGTCAAACACTGTAACAACATTTGTATTTATATCTTTTGCTACAATACAATGTACTTTACTAGGATTAAATCCATCTGTTTCAATATCAAGAACTACTTTCATTTGCACCACACCAACTACACTCTTCTCCTTTACCTATTTCCATTTCACTTTTTTCAACATCACAGTAATGATACCACATCTCATCATCTGTGTCAAGTTCTTTTTTATGTGACCAATCTTTATAACCTTCTATCCAGAGCTGTTTACTTTCTTCTTCTCCTTTGTGACCCCAGTACACTAAATGAAAGGCATCACATTTAGGACAAGAAAGATTAGTAACGATAGCATGGTCTTCATGGTCTTCACAGTCATGGTCACCACCCCAAATTAATTCTGTTCCACAGTTATAACACTTCATATTATAAAACTCCTTGTGCTTGATTATTAAATTCATCTTCAAAAGGATTATCTATTTGAGACATTCTACCAGACTTTTTATCATAATGCAAGTACGTACATACTCCTGTCTCTCCAGTGTATCTGTTCTTGAGAATACGAATTGTTGTTGTGCATGCTATAACTTCATCATCTGCTTGTTGGTTTCTCTCTAATGCTATCACACTGTCAGATAGGTGTGCGATACTTGCACTTCCTCTAAGGTGTGATAGTGTAACCTCCTTACCATTCTCATGGCCTAAGTCTCCTGTTGGTCTCCTAAGATGCGATACTAATAAAAGACCAACTCCTGTTTCTTCTACCAGAGAACGCAACTTAGTCATCAATACATCAATAGATTTTCTTTCATCTCCATCATCTTGTCCACTTACTAAGATAGATAAATGGTCTAAGAATATCCACTTACAATCTAAAGACTTTGCCATGTATCGAACTCTAGATAGTATCTCATCATTACTGATAGAACCAAAGTGGTCAAAGGCAAAGAATCTACCAGAGCCAATCGTATCTTTTTGCCACTGGTGTAACTGCTCTTTTGAAAATTGATTTCGTATCTCCTTAATATACAATCTTTGGTTAGCCTCCACTGACATGATATTAAATGCAGTGTTCTTTGTACTCTCCTCTAGTGCTAGTATTCCTATGTTATCACTAGAATTTTTTAAGATGTGATGCATCAACTCACGCATGATTGAAGACTTACCCATACCAGCACCAGAAGTAAATGTAACTAACTCTCCTGTTCTCATACCATATGTTTTTTCATTCATGGCACTCCAAGGATAAGGAATAGTTTCACAATACTCCTCTTCGTATAAAGCATCTCCTAGCTTGGCTAAGTTTACTATGCCTGCCGGTGTATATGATTCTGCACTCCACCAATCTTGCACAAACTCCTTTGCTTTTCCTATCTTTAAATATTCGTTTGGGTCTTTGTGGTCAAGTCTAACTATCTTACATTTGTTAGGTTCAAATAATTGAGCAACCTTTTGTGAGGCCTCAACCCCAGGTTTGTCTGCATCAAAACATACCACAACATTTTCAAAACTATTCAGGTACTCCAGGTGTTGTTTACAATTCTGCACAGCACTTTGAACTCCATTCTTAATTGATACTACTGCCCATTTACTTCCTAGCATTTCATACACAGACATTGCATCTATCTCTCCTTCAACAATAGTTATGTATTTTCCACCGGACTTAAATAAGTTCTGGCCAAACAGTAAGGCATCTCCTATATCTCCTTGAGACCATATTCTTTTTCCTTCTACTTGGCGAATCTTTGTAGCAACATGGCTACCTTCCACATTGTAGTATTCGTAGTAATGATGTGTAATCATACTACCATTTCTTTTTATCTTTGTCCTATATTTTCTGGCAGTTTGTTCTGATATTCTCCTATCTTGTATCGAACCATACTCTCCATTTATTTGGACTCGTTCTTGTATATCTACAACTTTCGTTTCCATTTTTGCCTCTCCTACATTATTAAATCTTTTCTGACAAGAGAAGCAGAAGGCATGCCCATCAGCATGAATGTTGTAACCATTCTTTGATTCACCACAAGGGCATCTCCCTCTACTTATCCACTTACTCTGCATTACATCATACCTATTGAGTTAGTTACTCCTATAACTACATAGATAGCTGTGTATATTAATAAAAATTCTAATCCTATCAATTTATATTCCTTTCTAGTTATTTAAATGTATAATAAATCATCATAATAAATACATATAATACCCATAATGATAATAATAATATACATATATTTGTTATATATTTTAATAAATAATTATTAAGTATATTATATATTATATATATATATTTATATATTATAGAAAACTTTTTCATAATGTCAAGAGAAATCTTTCAAAGCATTTACATAAAGCTCTTCAGCAGAATCTATATCAAGACCTATACTATTCCTACAGTCTTGTTTTGCATATATCCTTGCCTCTTCATTAGAGCAACCTTCTCTTTTATATTCTTTAAATAGTTTTCTATACATTTTCTTCTCGTCTTTATCCCATAAATTATTCATCTTCTTCTTCCTCATTATAAACAAACATACCAATATCATATGACATTTCTTCTGCCTGTTCATCATCTATCAACTCAGGCTTTTCATCTGATACTTCTATAGTGTCAAAGCCTGTGTCTTCTTCTGTCCAAGTATTAATCATATTACTATCAATATATTCTTGAACCTGTTCCATACTCCAATCCTTAGGTACTTCTACTAAGGTTGAATATTGTACTTCTTTTTTACCTAAAATTTTATAACATTTTGTATCTACTGTCATTGTAATTCTCCTAATAATTATACAATAAAAAAAATAAACTTACAAGTAGTAAGGCTGGAAAAATATTATTTAACCATAAATATTTATTTTGTTTGGTCTCTTTAAAATATTTACCGGTAGCTTTAAATCTTCTTTCTCTTGCCTTATCCACCTGTCTTAAAATCCTTTTTTAAATGCTCTGCATCTGGCATCTCTGCATCTCCTAACCATACACCATCAGAGCTGTTGGTGAGTTTTCTTCCATCATCTCTCTCAATTCCTATTTGCCTACGCAATTTATAATTCTCATCATTTAATTGTTTGATTCTAATATTAGCATTGCGTAACTGTTCTTGTAAATCTTTTACATTCTTCTCTAATATGTTTATAAATACTGGGTCATACATTATACACTCCTATTTTCTTGTTAATAAATATGCAAGTAGTATGATAAATATTCCTACTACTACTCCACCTAAAAAATAATATATCATTAGTATTTGTTCCATTAATTCACTCCTTCAATCGTTACTCCTTCTTGTTGAGCAAAAACAATATCCACTCCCCAAGATTTCAAAGTTTGTAATGCCTCTTCTTTTGTTTCAAACTTTAGTATATTATTCTCCTCATCTACGAGCTGGTCAATAGGCCAGGTCTCAGTCCACTTTGATTTTCTTAACCTATTGAAACTCTTATATCTATGATGTGCTATCACATACATCTTTATCTCTCTTTCTATTATACTTCTTTTTATTCTTAATAATTTGTTGCCTATATCTTGTGTCAAGTAAATTTTTTGCTACAAGGTTTGGTATCTTTGGTATCTTTTTTATCTTAATCATATTGTTCTCTATTAACATTATATCATAGATACTCATTCTATGCAACTATTCAATAAGTTATGATAATAAGTCCATAATCTTCTATCTGTAGGGTGTACCTCTCCAGTAACTCTCCACCATTCTTCAGAATG